GTCCAGTTGTATCTGTTGCACCAAGTAAAGTGCTCCAGATAGAAGTGCCTGACACAAATGACTTTGCTGTGCGCTTTGTTGCTGTGTATGCAGCTGGCGCTTCTGTTGAAACAAATGAAATCAAACCAGCTGAGTCTGCCGCTGTTGCTGTTGCCTGTGTTCCGCCAGCTGTAATTTGTGCAATTACATATTGGTCAGTTGCTTGAGCGTAGCCGTCGCGTAAATTCTGGAGCATGATTTCATAAAAGCTTGGATCTGACCGGTCGAGGAGCTCGACTGAATAGCGTTGAAACCCGGCTTTTTTGATAACTGTCGCATTTACATAGCTAGACGTGATCGCGGTTGTACCAGTTGGATCTCCGCCCTCTGCCACTGTTGCAGCTGTTGAGTTAGCAGTAATTTTTGGAATAGACACTGTCATTCCGTATGTGCTTAATGGACGTGTTCCGCCGCAAGCGTCAATTACTGGACGATCAGCGTTTGTGTTTTGTGCAACGTCGCGAACGTAAGATACCGGCGAAAATGCTGGATTTGTTGTGAATGAGTCGTCCGCTGCCTTGATGTACTGGCGAGAGTCTTCATTGCCTAGCGTTGCCTTGATTGAATGCTCAAGGTATGAACCACCGCTAACGATTGGTGAGCGTGGTGATGAGAAGTAGAGCGGACGAGAAGCCTCGACCTTTTCGACTTTGGAAGCCTCAACCGTTTCGGCTGGGACTTCTGGAACGGCTGTAGGTGTTTCCACTTGCTTGTCTCCTTCGGTTGGTTGTTCATCTGCTTCCAATTCGGACTCAGAATTATTGTTTTCACTAGCTGCAATCGCAACCTTTGCACTGGCAATGGCTGGATCTGTAACAAGTGAAACCTCTTTGAGCGCACTTGCGCTAACTACTAAAACTCCGTCAACGTTTTTGTATTTTTGTGCAATTACACCGACGCTAAATCCGTCGCGCAATCCAGTTGAAGCCTCGACCAGCGCGTCAGATCCCGCGGTGGTATTGCCAATTGAAAACGTAGCGTAAATACCTTCTTCATCTTCTTCGTAACTTTTAAGAAATCCGATTGGTGCTTCCCGGCGGTGCTCAAGTAGAAGCTTGGTGCTGTCGCTAAAAGTAATCGAACCTTTTTGAAACATAGTTGATCCAGAGCTAGTCACGCCTTCTTCATTCCACGTGACAATGCGACCAGATAACTCGCGTTTTGGAAAATCTGTGGCCTCGACTTTGATTGAAAAGTCCATTTTGATTGGTTTTTGTATGCTGTAGGTCATCTGATCATTTCTTCCTCTAGTCGGATTTCATCTGAAGTCAAAGCGCCAATGTCGTAAAGAATTTTGTAAACGTCTGCGCGTTCTTTTGCAGATCCGCGCAAGTAATCGTCTAAATCAAATTTAACCTCTTGACTTGCTGGGACAAAGTCATTTGGCATGCCAGTCATTGACAATCGTTCCTCGATCGCCGTCATAATCGGACGCAGCGAGAAATCAAGCAAAGATTGACGCGCCAAAGTTGCATTGCTGTAAGTCATGCTTGATCCTGACTCTGCGTCAACGTAATAAGCAGGAATGCCCGTTACTCTGGCAAGCTCTGTTGACACGTAAGATCTGGCTTGATTTAACTGTAACTTTTCTGGATCAAATCCAAGTGTCTGCAATTCAACGTCTGCATTTAAAAATGCTGTTGAACGATTGCGACGTGCCTGACCCCAAGACTCAAGCAATTTGGCAATGCGATCAGCTGGCAATGCTGTGCCGTTAGATTTCAAAACCATTGTTGGCACTGGCTCGCGCGCGTACATTGTTGCAGCGCGTTCCAATTCTGCACCAGCTTTAATTGTTCGCCCAGCACGATTTAGAATGCCTTCATCTACGCCATAGAAAACTGCCAAGCTGCCCGGACCTTCGTAAGGCGCTGGAATTGAGTCGACGCAGTAATACTCGATCTCTGTGCCCATTGCATTTGTTTTTATTGTTACGCGCGTTGGATCTATGCGCTCAGCACTGCGAATGCGATATGTGTCTGCATAAATTTCTAAAATGCGCATGTAACCGTAGCCGTATAGGAGCAAATCTTCTGCAAGCCATGCGTATGTAGCAAAACCCGGCACACGCGGATCTGGTTGGTTAATACATTTTGGCGGTGTCTCAACGCGAGCACCGTCTTGCTTTGTGCGAACTTTTAGCGGAATGCTGGCCACACTGGACGAAATAATGTTGCGAGCGCGAGCGCACGTTGGCACTGACATAAATTCAACGCGTGAAGCTGTAATACCGGCAACGCCGTAGATATTGTAAAGCGAACTTGTGACATTTACTGGAGCTAGTGAAGCCTCAATGTCAGAGGTCGCCGCTGGCGCTTGTGTTGTGACTGTGCGCGAAAATAGACCCATGTGGCAAAGTGTAAAGGTGGCCTCTACACCTAGGCTGAGAAAATGTCTATCTCCATTTCAGGGCGTGTCGCAAAGTGTGTCGCTAGAGCTGAGGCAACAGCTGCGCACACCGCAACGCTTGAGGCGCGCCGTCCGATAATCCAGCCGCCGTCGCCCATTGGTAATCTGACGGCGGATAGTATCTGCTTGGATAATTCTGCCTGTTTTCCATGCATAAGCCGCTTTGAGGTAATCGCTCCCAGTAATTCGTCGCAGCTTTGCCCGTATAACGCGCCGTCAATGTCGATCACTGGAATTCCAGCTGGTTGTAATCTCGCAGCTACCGCAGAGCTTGTCCTTTTGCTAAAAGCCACGTATTCAACAGGATATTTGCGAGCATAAGGAGCAATGTCATTGGCAATGGCTTTATCATCTAGCGAAATCGGATTGTGCCAAGTGTGCAGCAATTTAATGATAAAAGTATCGTCAGGATTTTTCTGGGCTGCGACCAATGCCCCGTCTCTACGATCCGGCGAAAGATCAAGGCCAAACCAAGTGACCTTCTCGACGTCAAGCTCTACCTCAGAGCCGCCGCACTCATTCCATTCCTTTGCCGGTATCGCTCCGCTGATTGTGTTGACCCAGCGACAAAGCACCTCAGTCTGAACAACGTCAGGCGGATCATTTAAGACTGCGCGGATATTGTCCTCATGGATAGTGTGTCCAAGTGCTGGATTACTTGCGACCCAGTTTTTTTCGTCAGTAATCTTGTCCGAATAAGCTGACCATTCAAAATAAGCAATGTCGTCTTCAGATCCAGCCGCACTTGCTTGGCCTCGATCTCGCAGCTGGTTGAGGATCAAGCTGTGTTGATCGCCAGCATTTGAAAACGTCCAGAGCTGAGGATTTTTTGCAGCCATCATTGTGTAGCGCATAGCAGACCAAGCCTCAGTGTCTTTAAGTTGCCGCGTCTCGTCCATGTACACCGTCTCAGGCTTTGCAAAACCGCGAGCAGCTGCATTTGCCGCTTTGACCACGTAGCGAGCGCCTGACTTTAACTCGATTTCCTCTGATCCATGCGCCCAGCGGATTTTCTTGACGTGTTTTGCCAGAGCTGTATTGCTTTCAATTAGGTTGACGATATGCCTGAACGTTTCAAGTGAGGTTGTCAGCACGTGAGCGCTGCCCAGCTGTAGCGGCTCATTCCATAAAAACATTCTGGCAAGGATCGACATTTCCATGATTGTGCTTTTGCCGTTTTGCCGGGCTGCCACAATTACAACTACGGGCGATTTCCAACGGCCGTCAGGCTTTACCTTCATTGCATGCTCAAAGACAAATTTCTGCCAAGGCATAAGCGCCACGCCTATTGACTCGGCAAATGCAATCACTTCTTGGCCTCTAGACGGCAAATCATTGAGCGCAGAGTGGATTCTAGGGCGATCTGAGCCTATAAGCCGCCTAGATTGCAGATCATTTCCCTGTTCATCTTTGTTCGCCTCTGGTACGGCCTTGAGCGCCCTTATTTGAGCCTGTCCAGCCTTAGTCATGACTTGTGCTCACTTGTTGCGGTGAAATAGATAAAGGAAGAGTCAGAGGTTTAACTCCCACGCTAAAAAAACCGTTCATTCGATTGCCACGAGATGAATTGCACCTAGTACACGCAGCTAGCAGGTTGTCAGGCTCATCTGTACCGCCTCGGCTAACTGGTAGCACGTGATCAACTGTGTTGGCGTCATTTCCACAATACTGGCAGAGATAGGCGTCTCGAATAAGTATCCGCTCACGTATTTTGCGCCACGTTCTATCGTTGCCATTTTTAAGTCTTGCGCTTTGATGACTCATCAGTAATAGCCCTTAACCTTATGAAACTCCCAAGCTTTGCATGGCGTTTGGTATCTGGCTTTTATATATCTCAAAGTCCAATCAACTTGCTTGTAACCGTCTAATGTCTTGTACTTGACGTTACGCATTTGGCCTAATCCGTAATGACTTCCGTTCTTTGCTGAAACTGACCAATTGCTTTCCTTTGTAATTAGCTTATGAAAGCACTGATATTGGCTGTCTATGAGGATTTTGCTGTGTGCGTAAAGCTTCAATGCGTCCCGGTAATCGACGCCGTAGGCAGAGCTGTGGCCTTGTACTGCGCTGAGAATTACTGAAATCAGCACCGTTTTTTTTATTTTTGTTTTAACTTTGCTACTGAAAGAGTCATAATCATTCTGTCTGAGAGTCATAAAATCTCCTCCGACTTGTATGCTCCAGCGTACACCACCAAGTCAAGCAGGCCAGAGTTATCCACAGGTTTTGAGCATAGGCTTGGGCGTGTTGTCCACAGGTTATCCACAGGGCTATTCATCACGTACCAACGCTTCATCTACGATCTTGACTGCAAATGTGCCGCAACCGCTGCACTGGCTGAACCACTCGTGAAGCGTTAGCTCTGCGCCCTTAGATAACAAATGCAATCGTCTGCCGTCACCGTAAAGTTTTGCGCAGATCGAGCAATCAAATATGAGTTGACGCATAGCTGCTCCTTACTAGATCACCAATTGGCGCTAAGTGTTCCTGATTGACCCACCAGCTCTCTTGTGTGCCATTTTTAAAATGCTTTTGCATAGCGTCTTTTACTGGCAGCCAGCCAACAATGTAATACTCAGGCGATCGACCAACGACAAGAATGGCAATATCGTCAACGCGTTCATTTGGATAAACGATCAACGATCCATTTATGTAGCTAGTCCATTTAACCTCAAGGCCTTTTCCTACGTCAGCTTCTCGCTTGCCTTTTGACATGTTGATATCAAAGTCAAGGCCAAAGTACCGGGCGACCACCATTTCTGCGCCAAGTGACTCTGCGTATTCTGTAACGCGTTCATGGTTATTTAACTTTTTGTTATAGCGCTGTACAGTACTCAAATCATCTAGAGAAAACACGACTTGAGTTGCTCGATTGTGTATAGCCCATTCCTCGGCCTCTGTAATTTTCATTTTTATGTTCACTTTTGACACGCCAAGCAAATCCATAAAATGTCAGAATCATCACGACCGCCTAGCTTTGACGCGTAATGTTGGCCTTTGTCGCACCATTCAATTGCGGGCGGAATGACCTCATCTCGCAGCTCTGAGCCGTCCTTGTCGATACGTAGCCGCTTACCTGTTTTTATGTCAATGATCTCAAAGTCGCCCATTGCTACACCTGTGGCTTCCACTGGCCGTCTGAGCCCAGTACGAACCAACGCGGCGAGCATTGCTTAGCCTTGATCTTTTCAACGCACATGTAACCGCCCCAAGCCTTGCCAGCCTTATCGCCAGAGCGCCAGATCATGTGTCCATGTGGGCAGATTGGCGCAGCTGCTATCTGTACGCCGCCAAGCTGAGATTTGATCTCCTCGATCGCAGAAGCCGCCGGTACTAGATCCTCACTGATACCAGTTGCCCACAGATCGACGTCCTGTGCGCTTTCCTTGACCATTTGCACGTCGATATTTTCTGCCTGACGCATATTCTCTAAAGTTGGCCTTGTGTCTGTTCCCAAAACCAGCCCTAAACAACGTCCTATCGCAGAAGTGCATGTATCTTCAACAAACCATTTTTTCATATTGACGTTATACGTAGCTACATTGCCAAAAGCGTAGTCAATACCAGCTGGCTGCTCGTCCTCATATTTTTTAAAGACCCGGCATTCAACCAAGATGTAGCCCTGTTTGATATCTACGTCAATGATTGAGGTGTGGATTTTGCCCGTTGGATAAGTAGCCCAGAAACGTTTAATTCGCTCGGCCACGCCTTCATAATTTTCTAAGAAACTCATGATTTTCTCGCAAATCTGCTACCTGCAATTTTGCCCCGAACGTATCCGACGCGGTTGCCTTCTTTGAGTCCGATTGTGTAGCCAACCACAAATCCTAAAAAGACTCCTAATAGTAGCCAAGCGGCCACTTCTCCTATTGTGTACATTTTGCTCCCGTTTCAGAGAGCTACTGCACTTCGCTCCCTGTTAAAAGAATGAAGCAAAGATCTGACAAGGTCAAGGATTAGGCGTGGTTTTCGGCGTGTCGCTAGGCGTTTTGTCCTTAAGGCCGTTAGAGGCAAGTACGCCGCCAAGTGATCCAGTCAAGAAAATGGCCAGCGTTTTAAGTAGGTCAATGAAAGCCGCGTCATTTGGAGCTTGAGCCGATACCGGCTGAGTCACAAAAATCAACGCGTAGGTAATTCCTAAAGTTACAATCAAGAAAACAACCGAAAGAGTCATGCCAATAAATAAAATCAACCGGGCTTTAATATCCTCTG